GATTTAATAATATATAGAGACTCTACAAAAAAATTTTTAAAAAATAATATAGCCTGGGTACTATTTAGAATATACCAGGTTTATAAAATTTATTTCATGATCACTTCTCTCCTGCAACTTCCGGAGTCGGTAATAGTTGCAAACGAACAAATGGCTATATACAATGCTACTTATTTTTATAAGTTAGTATTGTATAGGATATACTATATTATTTACCTGATCATGGTCTGCTTAATTGTTAGCACCATGTTCTTGACCAAACTGAAATATAACCACATCTTGAGGAAATATAATCGTATTTTCTCACTCTTACTGTTGAACGTTTCTGAAAACAAATCCTTCGGACCATTAAGCATCTTCTCCACAAAAACATCATTTCCGTTTATGTATAACCTAGATGCTTATGACGATTATTTCAAATTACCCGTGATTTCTGATGATCTTTACGAAAAGGAGTACCGGATCAAGTGGACCTTGCAAGAAATGGAAAAGATTTTCGGTGAACAAGGATCCATTAAAGAAGATTCGTATACACACACTTTCCTTAATGATAATCCGAACATTATACTCCCACTTAAGATCAAACAGACTTCAATTAATCGTCTATATACGACTTCATTTAAGACCAACACCCAGTCTTATCCAATTGAAGTAAAAGGTGAAGCAAAAAAACTCCAACAAGACTATTTACGTGATATTACTGAAAAAAACTTGGTAGAAGGGTCAATCCCTGAAGCAGTTTGGACCGGTAATAATTATAGTATTGAAAGAGTTTTATGCTCCACATCTCGATATGGTCAGGAGGAATATGAATTTAATGATTTTAGAAAGGATGAAATGCTAGAGACAATGTGGGAACAGTTTAAACCGATGCTCAAAAATTCCCGCATAACACATCCTAAGAAAATCTTGAGGGCAATGAAATTAAAATTTTCAGCTGGGTTTGGTGCTCTTAAAAATTCAAGGTTACAAAAAAGACGAGTACTCCTAAATAAAGTACCAAGGTCTGATTTTGTAAATTGGGTTAATAAGTTCTTATCAAATTCCAATAAAATAGCAGCAATCCCTCATGTATTTCCAAAGATGGAGTACCTAGTTAAGGAAAAAATGAATAAGATAAGGTCAATAATAGGTGCTCCTTTTTTCTCATACTTCACCAACCAAGTCCTAGCATACGAACCTGATCATCGTTTCGCTTATCATACCACACCTGCTCAGGTTGGTAGACCGTTAACTGGCTTTGGTATGCTCCCC